AAATAGAGATAGAGTTTTCTCCGGTAATTGCAAAAGAGTAGCGTATAAGCTATGGTTAGGATACAATGCACACAGGTAGGTGCGGTGAATTAACATCAGTCTTAGTATCCTTGGGTCCCCAGAGTAAAATGGGAGTACTATCATAGTGAAATCCAAACTTGAAAATAACATCCACAAGGGGGAGAGTTATGTCCAGTTGAAAAAAAATAAAAAACATTTGGAAGTATAAAGAAAAAGTTTATATCTTTGCACAAACTAAAATATATAAACTATGAAATTTACACCAAACAGCAACTGGGTAGTAGTTCCAGACCCAACAATCACACAAACAGAGTCAGGTATAATATTAGACGAAACTACTGCAATGCAGAATGCAAAAAAATCTAATATATTAGAAGTCCTAAAGGTAGGTCCCAATTGTATTTTTGTCAAAGAAGGTGACACTGTTATGGTAGATCCTAGATCAGAAGCTATTAAAGCTAAAATAGATGACAAAGAATATCTATTAGTAGGAGAGCACCAGATATTAGGGAAGTGGTAAAAGGTCAAGTTACTATTTCTATAGCAGATTTCCAAGCTCTTTTAGATGCATCTGTAACTGCTAACGAGGTTAAAGAATCTACTCGTATAGCTTCTAGGGAAATTCAAGTGTTTTTAAGCTATCTGCATACGCAGTTAGATCTAACTCCACATATAGAATCTTTTAACAGACAGTCTACCAAATCTCAAATAGTTATTGAAGATGATAATAAAATTAAAATAAAATTTAATGAATAAGAAAAAAATAACAGTTAATATAAATAGTACTTATAAGTATCTACAATTGTGGAATGGTATATTTAATTTAACTAATAAGGAGTTATCTATCTTAGCACAATTTATAGATGTGCAAATAGATACAAAAGATAAAAATTTATGTAGCAGTCCTAATAAAAAAACTGTTGCATTGAATATAGGTGTTAAAGATCCAAACACTTTAAATAATTATATTAAAAAATATAAAGATAAAAAAGCTATTATAAAAAAGGGTAGAGAATATACTTTAAATCCTATGCTACATCCAAATACAGATTTAGTAGAAATTACAATTAAAAAAAATGAACGTTAATATACGACATTTAGTAATAACAATACATGAAGAAAAGTACCACAGAATTATTATTTTTCAAGATACAGAAGGAAATTATTTAACAATGAATATAGAAAATTACTATGACTAAGGAAGAACAACCAAAAGCAGAAGAGCAAAAACCGCCTTCAATGCTAACTATGATTAAAAGTTTTGCAAGAGATTATAAAACATGGGCACAGGCAGGACATCCGTCAACAAGTCCTGCAGATTATATAGAAAGATTAACAGCATGTAAAGCATGTCCTCATTTAATAGAGAAACATATGAGGTGTGGAAAATGTGGATGTATGGTAGAACATAAAGCTAAATGGAGAACAACTACATGTCCAGATAATCCTCAAAGATGGAAACCTCAAGACCCAAATCCTAAAAACACCCAAGAAGCTAAACTTAGAAGTCAGCAAATTGAAGATGATCAAATTGAGAAAGAACTTATGGAGTTAAAGAAAAAACAAAACCCAGACGCTAAAAGCCATGGATTTACTCGAGAGGAATTATTACAATATAGACGAGACAGAAAAGCTAAAGAAGAAGAATATACTGATTATGAAGATGTCTAAAGAATTAATAATTTATAAATTAGCTAATAAGTATAATTTACCTATAAAAAAAATACAAGAAATTACCAACTATCAGTTTAAATATATTTCTAATATAATGAAAGAAGGTAAATTTGAAAGTGTAAGATTGCCTTATTTTGGTAAATTTTCTGCTAATAGTTATAGAATAAAATATATACAAAAACTTAAAAAAAATAAAAATGAAAAAAATACCTTATAATCCTACATTTGTAAAGCTCTCAGATATTAAATTACAAACAGCAAGGCTTGAGAAAGACAAAGAAAATTATGATTGGGCAGGACTTCAAGAAAGCATTACTTTAAAAGGTTTGCTAGAACCATTAAAAGTTGAAGAAATGGACGGTGAGTATTATATAATGGACGGCCAACATAGGGTTACATTATTAATAGAAATGTACAGTACAGACTATGAAGTTCCTGTACTAATTTTAAATAGAAGTGAAAAATTTAGATTAGATCTAGATGAATGATTTAATAACTATAATAGATAATAAAGCATGTATTTCTTCATATGCTAAAAAATTAAATGTTAAAGAAATTGCATATGTTTACTTTATGTCAGATCATAGATCTCCTTTTGCTGTATATGAATGGGAACAACGTGATATTGAAGTAAAAAATAGTATATTTGGCGAAAATAATAAATTTAAAGCTAGCTCTAAACTGTTAGCAGCTTGTAATAAATATGAATCATTGCTTGAAACTTCTGCAGTACGATTGTTAAAAGCTGCAAGAACATCTATAGTAAAATTAGAAAAATATTTCAGAGATATAGATTTACATTTAATGGATGATAATGGTAAACCTATATTTCATGCAAAAGATTTAATAGCTAATTTGTCTAATATGGGTAAAGTAGTAGATGGATTAACAAGGTTAGAAGATATAGTTAAAAAAGAAGAGCAAGCAGCTAATACAAATAGAGGAGGAATTGAAGTAAATAAATACAGCACATAATGGATTTTTTAGAAGAATATGAATTATATAATATGGCAATGGAAAATGCTTATAATCTTATTACAAAAAAAGTATCGCTCGAAGATGTTTATTTAGAATTAGAGAACGAAACAGAAGAAATAGAATTTCCATTACCTTTTAATCCATTTATGCATAAAGATATTAGCAATGAAGAAATAGATCATGTAATTGAACACTTTATAGCACTAGAAGAGTACGAAAAATGTCAAGAACTTTCAAATTGTAAGTCTAAAAATGCTAAAAAACACAAATAGAGTTAGAAAAGCCGCACTTAAATTTTTAAAAGACGGTGTATACACAAACGCACTTCCTGGAACAAAAGATTATTATGATTATTGGGACAGAGAAAAACAAAGATGTTTGTACGGACATACTGTAGATGAGTTGCATATTACAGGATTTCATTATTTTTATTTAAATTATTGTCCTATTGATAGAGCTGTAGATGAAGAATTACCAGATGGTACAATACAATCTAAACGTGAGCGTAGTTTTCCAAGTTTTTATGACGGAGATCATCAATATTTCCATGAAATAGATAAAGCAAGGTCAGAAAATAAACATATGATTGTTTTAAAAGCAAGGCGTAAAGGATATTCATATAAAGCTGGAGCAATGCTTGCACGTAATTATTTTTTTGTAAGAAATAGTAAAAATTTTGTATTTGCAGCGCAGAAAGAATACCTAATTGGAGATGGTCTTTTATCTAAAGCTTGGGAATTCTTATCATTTATAGATGATCACACAGCGTGGGCTCAACCTAGGCTAAGAGATAGAGAAATGCATAAAATGGCTGGCTATAAAAAGAAAGTAAATGGATTAGAAATTGAAATGGGAATGAAATCTCAAATTATGGGAGTATCGTTAAAAGATAATCCAGATAAAGTAAGGGGTAAAGCAGGTGAGCTAGTATTTTTTGAGGAAGCCGGTTCATTCCCAGGATTATTAAAAGCATGGGAGGTAACAATGCCTACAATGAGACAAGGAGCAAAAACATTAGGATTAATGGTAGCTTTTGGGACAGGTGGTACAGAAGGAGCTGACTTTGAAGCTATGGAAGAAATTTTTTATAATCCAGAAGCATATGACTGCATGACATATGAAAATGTTTGGGATTCTGGAGCAGTGGGTACACAATGTGGATATTTTATTCCTATTCAAACTAATCTAGATGGATTTATAGATGATCAAGGTAACTCTCAAGCAGATGCAGCTATATCTTACGAAGAAACTATGAGAGAAAAGAAAAAAGGAGCTGCAGATGCAAAATCATTAGATCAATACATTGCAGAGCATCCTTTTTCTCCGCAAGAAGCTACATTACAAGTAACTGCAAATTTATTTGACGTGGCGTCTTTGCAAGAACAATACAATAGTGTAAAATCTAGAGGATTACAGTCTATTGGAACTATAGGTCGTCTATATTATGATCAGAATGAAGATATTAAATTTAAAATAGACGGAGATTTAAAACAAATTATAAAATATCCTCATAGAAAAGATGATGACACTACAGGGGGAATAATTATTTATGAGTCTCCTTATAAAAATGAAAAACAACAAGTGCCTACAAATCTATATATAATATGTCATGACCCTTACGGACAGAATCAATCTGCAGACTCTATGTCTTTAGGTGCTGCCTATGTTATTAAAAGGCCTAATAATTTATCGCAGCCAGATGATATAATAGTAGCTAGTTATGTAGCACGTCCTCATTCTCAAGATGAATTTAATAAAAACGAAGATACTGACTTTCATCAAATGGTAGCTGATATGGCAAGTATACCAAGAAAACAAGCTAAGACTATTAATTTAGGTTTATTTTATGGTATGGGCAATAAAAAATTAGCTGCAGAGTTAGGTTTAGATAATGATCAAGCTTATGAATT